AGCAGACGCAGTTGTAGAACTGTTAATAGTTCTACTTTGTTGCATCGGGCTAATTTTTCTGTTAGGATCATAATCAAGCGAAACCATTTCAAATCCCATTCTAGGAAGAATGACTTGAAAATTGGTATTATCTACATCGGGCTGTTGTCTAATTTTAGCCAGGAATTTTTGTTGCGGAGAATATGCCAATGGCACTCGTTGTAGTTGCACCACATTACCCGCGGTGTCTTTACGTTCAATAGTAATATTATTGAACATATTACCAAAAGCAACAATTGCTTTACGTATGGTACCCCAGTAAAATCTTTGATCTAACATTATCTGAATACCTCACCAAATGGGTTTCTTTCAGAAAAATCTAAGACATCTCTTCCTTCGTCAGTAAATACTTCATTCTGAGCGCCAATTTGGACATGGCCACCGGTCGATAAATTATAATCTTCTAATACTATCGGTGTTAGTGCATTTGTTTCGAATAATAAAGCATCTCCTGTTTCTAACAATAACTGATGAGCATCTATATCGAGGGTGGCGTCGGCAGTTAAACTATCAATCTCATATACACCAGTATTAAATCTTTCATTAGAAAATTGGTATAGTTCGCACATCATTTTAAATACGTATAATTTACCAATCTGATAAAATGGTTCTTGACCCTCAACTTTACGTATTTCAAAAAACGATTTAGATTTCGGAAAAAATATTATATCGCCTTCTGCAGGGCGAGGAAGTATAGTTACATTCTGAGAACCAATCACATCTGTCCATCTTCTTCTTGACACTATAAAATTGCCTGTGTCTCGAATTTCCAAACCAAACTTGGACATCAATTCACCGTCTCCCTGAAATCCCATGGTGTTTTCCAAATACATCTCAATTGGAAAAGCATAATCAAAAGTGTTTAGATAATCCTCTGATAAAATAGAATCCAAACTGTTAGATTTACGTGGCAAGTAATAGACCTCAAAGCCATAAATCTTCATGGATTCGATCATTAAGTCTTCGTACAGATTCTGTTCAGAAGACCTACCTATCGTCCCACCGGATTGAAAATAAGGGTTAACGGTTGCCATAATTCTATTGACTTTCTATTGACACGGTGTTATCATTTACTATGTACCCCGGTTAATAAAATACTTTAAGTTTATCCTGAAAAGAAATCTACAGGTAATTCAAATCTAGATTGCATTTCAGCTTCAATCTGTGTTATCTCAGTTAGTGCGTCTTGATAAATCTGATCCGCATTAATTGATACTCCGCCAGGCAGTTGTACTCCGTTAAACTTCTTTAGGTTCTCTCCCCATTGCCGTTTAATTAGAGCAGTGCAATATCTCTTAAGAAACATATCGTTATACACATCTCTGTATGTTTCTGGATCTAATATTCTATAACATTCCACAATAATATAGTCTCCAGCTACCGCATCCGCTCCCCAATCCATATCCACGTATAGACGATTCATATGTCTATTGAATCTTATAGGTTTAACTCCCACTAAAATTTGGTTAATTAATTCCAGTTCCTGTTTAACCTGATAAAAGTAAATAATGTTGGTAGACATTAAACTATATAGGTCGTTCAATAGAATTTGATATCTGATACTAAACATATTAGCACCGTCTGACCTGTTACTAAACGGTAAAACACGACTTACTCCGACTACTGCATCGGGTACTGAAATATATTGATTAGTAATGTCTTGTGTTGTAAATTGGTGTTTTAGATATACCATTTCCACAGCATCATAATGGTATTCTCTGTAAAATTGAAATGCATCATCTATACGATCTTCAATTTGATTTTCCTCAACGTTTATTTCAATAACCGGTGCGCCTAATCTGCGTAGGCAATAATCTTTTAAACCTTCTCTAGTTGTTACGGTTGCCATTATCGAGTTACTCCTGGGTTAACTGTTACTATACCTTCTTGTATTCTTATTGTAATGTTTGCGGTATTAGCAGTAATATCATAAACATACCTTCCGTCAAGGTTTGCCGTTTGTGCTGCTGTTAGTGATATAGAAATGTTTCCATTTGCACCGTTAGCCAATACTGTAGTAAACGAAACAGCATTTGCAGAATAATATGATTTTCTTAGTTTTGCCTGCACATCATAGCCAACTAAAGATATTGGTGTTTGTTCAATATCTAAATACTGCGCATATGCGGTAAAGGTTGCGCTCTGATCTACGGTTAAATTTTTATTTGTTGCCATTGTAGTATTTATTAGTTAAATCTTCCGTAATAAACTCGATAGGATATGGTAACTGCATCGTCACCTATTGCAAATCCTGAAGTTCCTCTATCAAAATTATGTGTACATATAAATTTTAAACTTCCCTGATCCTGTATATAATCTAATACAGATGTACCTAAAACAGAATTTGTTGCTTGATCTTTTATTGTTCGTAACACGGTTGAACCTAATGCGGGTAAGACTTTGCCACCAGTGTCAGAGACTCCGCCTGTAATTTTTATCAAAGGAAAAATAAAATTATTTGCATTATCTGTGGATATATAAGTATCTGCCAATGTTACAAGAGTATCTATTCTTGTTAATATTTGTTGACCCACGGATAATGATAATGCAGGTATACCTACATTCCCAGTAATTTCGTGTATGATATGAGGCATCTTACTATTTAACGAGAATTTAGTATTACCTAAATTATCTGTTATAGTAAATGCGTTGTTTTTATTTAAAGATATTCCCATTATATTACTCTTAAATACTGAACATTTCCAGTAAAATCTATTTTAGTACCAAAATTATATGTTGTACTATTATAATTATATGTTAAATTTTTACCCGAAGTCTTAATAGTTGAGCCATTTTGCCAAATAAAAGTATCGGAGGATAATACTGATTGTGCGGCAATATCATAAAGTCCTCCAGATAAGGGATTAAAATTACTTGCATTTTCTATTGTCCTCCCCTCATAGTAACCTGTAGTTATATACTGTATAGTTGCATTATAAGTATCATAACCATACTGTGTTCTTAAATCTGAATACTTATTCAAATAGGCAGTAGGATCAAATATAATTGATCTTCCTTCTAGTGCTCCAGACCTAGCATAATGATCCTGTCCTTTTTTATAATCTGTACCAAAGGCAACAATAAGATCAGTATAACTTGCAATATATCTTAATGCTTCTTCAGGTGTAATATAAAAAATTGTAACAGGTAGTGTACCTGTTACTTTAGTATTTGCCCCAGGAATACTTTGAACATAAGAATTAATACTGGTTGCAGTTGTACTTGATGTTATCTTTTCCCCTCCCTGTAAATTTCTTAAAGCTAAATTTAACGGAGTAGGTATATATGTATAAATGGTAGGATTGGTTCCATCTAAACTTGTTAAAGGCGAGACAGTTGATTCATAAGTATAAAGTATATTTTTACTTATTTCTATTGCATATCCAAGCGTACCTTTTTGAACATATGAATATTTATCCGCATTCCTTTCCCAATCATAATGGGTATAATTTGTTAGTTGTCGAATAATACCTGTAAATGTTAATCCTGATATTTCAAAATTATAAAATCCTGTTCTAACAGGAGGTTTATCTATTAGTAATAGATTTACAAAATTATCTAAATTTAAATCACCTATTCTAGAATAATTTTCTATAAAAGGTCCGTTAATTGGGTCAGCTGGATCTAAAGATTGTCTAGTAACACCATCGTTATAAGAACCATATAATAATCCATCCTCAGTTTCTTGATACAATTTTAAATCTGAAGCAATCAATGTTTTAGTATATGAGAATGTGCCAGTTTCTAATTGATTATTATCCTTAACGATATACGATTTTAATGAGGTAAATACATTACTTAGTGTTACTACATTTGGAGATAGATTTATAAGATATGCCATTTAATTAGAATCCGCAGTATTAGTAAATGCAAATATATTATATCGTCTTGTCATTGAAGGTAAGTTTGTAGTTACAGTATTATAATCTTCCTTGATGTAAAATTTTTCAGAATCAATTAATAAAGATACTGTTCTATATGAATCATAATTTAATGCTTGAATATAATTACTATTAGTTAAAACTTCTCTGGTATCTATATCTACCATTATTGCTGCAGGAGGATATCCTAAATTGTGATAAGCAACCGTAGTAATTGTGTTACCCAAATTTCCAGCACTAACATTAGCATAATTATGAGTAAATGAAAATTGAGATTCTACACTAATATACTTAAAACGAGAATCAAGGTAAATATTACTTAAATTATTAAATCTATCAGTTAATGGTTTACTATTACCTTCTTCTCTCGCAGGATTATTAAAAATAGATACTACTGCTACATTAGCAACATTGCCTGCCCAAAAAACATTTGTTCCCTGATTGGTATCTATAACAGGAGCAGGGCCACCTGCGCCAAAATTTTCTAAACTTTCAATCAACGTATTGTAAATGAATAGATGAAAAGTTTCGGTGTGCGCAACACCCACCATTTTTTGATTTTCATGAGTATGATAAAGCCCATAATAAGCTTGCCCATTCACATACCCCACTAGTTCACCTGAGCTAGTGGGTGCTCCGCCCCCTCCTCCTGTGTAAGAGATAGTGGCCGGACTACCCCCTCCTGTGTAATAACCAGAGCCAGGACTAGGAGTGGGGCTAGGACTAGGAGTGGGGCTAGGACTAGGAGTGGGGCTAGGACTAGGAGTGGGGCTAGGACTAGGGCTCGGACTAGGACTAGGAGTGGGGCTAGGACTAGGGCTCGGACTAGGGCTCGGACTAGGGCTCGGACTAGGGCTCGGACTCGGACTAGGACTATGATAACTCATATTTCAATTCTAATAAATTTACTATTTAAATCAATAACCATTTTACCATCGGCTGAACTAAAAATTCCCGATACTATGTTACCTGCATTCTGAGATAGTTCTGATAATGTATTTGCAGTTACCGATGTTATTGGAATAGATGATACTGCTAATTCTCTAGATGTAATAGAACCAACCTGTAGTCTAGATCCTGGAATAGAATTACTTGCAATTTCTCTTGATGTAATTACCCCCGCTTGTATCTTTGCAGATGTAATACTATTTGCTGCAATTTTTGCTGCAGTTATGGCTTCATCTTGTATCTTTATTGTGGTAATAGTATTATCTTCTAACTTATTGCCAGTAATAGTATTTGCTAATATCTTAACCGCAGTTACAGAACTATTTGCTAATACATTGGTGGTTACTTGGCCTGCGGATAAAACTACACTAGTTAATGTGTTTGCTGCACCCGGTGTAAATAGAGCCCAAGAAGTTTTAGTTATATTTAATATGTAAGTTTTATTACCCACAATAATTAAATCGCCAGCATTATAATATGTTACATCTACAGGTAGTGTTGCAAGAGTTCTAATACTTGCAGTGCTGGTGTTTGCTGTATATTGAGGGATAGTTTTCCAACCACCGTCGTATATGTACAATCCTGTGCCCGTTACTCTAAATAATTCTCCGACGTTTGCTGATGCGGGTAGCGTTGCACCGGATGTTATACCTGAACTTGTATTTGAGGATGATCCTGAAATATAGTCTCCAAGATTTTTCCATTGACCAGATATAAAGATATATGATGCTGTTCCAACAACAACAGTTCTTCCTGAATAGTTACTAGCATCTCCAACTGCAGGTAAACTAGTTAGAACATCTAATCCTGCAGGAGCATTTGATGTTATTACACTAGATAGTGTTTTCCATTGACCTGATAGATATAAGTAAATTGCAGCATTACCTGTTTCGTAGAATGTAGTTCCTTCGGGTGCAGTACTTGGTTTAACTAAACCAATGGATATGGCTTGATCGCCTCTAAATCTAACCCATCGTGAGTCTGATGCTGCGGCCCTTGCAATCGCAGGATCTGCTCCCAGTGTTGCACCATTGCCTATAGGATAACTTGTATATGTCCAAATATCTCCTAAATAATATGCAACTCTGCCCTCGTAATTACCTACGGTAGGTAAAGATACTACTAGAGGTATACCCCCTATATTTCCATTTAATATACCGCCAGTATATGCGGCTATACTTGCATCAACATAATTCTTTGTAGATAATTCTGAATTTAACCATGATATTGCCCCAGTTTCATCTAATAAAAGATGAGGGGTGCCATTAATAGTAAACCCTATTTTACCTGTACCGGCATGATACATACCTGTATTAGTATCACCGTCCCACGCATAACCCGGAAAATCTGGGGTATCAGATATGAGAGATTTATACTGTCCGCTATTATAAACAGCATTGAAATTAGTATTAACCTTTATAAAGGCTTCTCGTAAAACGTCACCGTCTCCTGCATTTGCAGATGATCCGACATTTACGTTTGATAAATTTGTTGTATTTGGCATGGCGTTAGCTTATCTTAAGATGATTTTTAATTGTTGCAAGCTCTTCCTTTAATATATTTATTTCCTCTTGCATTGCCTGAATTTGCTTAGTTTGCTTTCGCTTATTTTTATATTCATATAATGCACCAAGATCAGTATTTAATATAGCAGAAGACATTGGATCTTTTACAAATCCAGGTTGTCCTTCTATTGGTAAATAATCGTATTGCATTAAATTACGGCAGAAGCAATTAATGATTTTAATTTAGGGGGATATAAAGGATCACTTGCATAGAATACTATTTTAATTTGATAAGTTGCAAAATCATCAAACTTAGCAGATAACCCGTTAGCAATACTAGAGTATGAAAGAAAGGGATCTAAAATTTTGTATTTTTCTGTACTAAAAATATCTTTAGTTCCTGAATATGTTTTAGCACCAGGAAATGTTAACGGCATTTTAATAAAAGGTCTATCATTTATACCATTAGATACAGAACGATCATCTCTAGCAAGAACTCTACAGAATACTTCAATGTCTGAACCAATTGGCCTACTAACTTCCAAAGCAACTTCTATGCCCGTCGAATCAAACCCATCTGCTAATGATACAGGCTTAGAAATATACTTACATTGCGCTGTTCCTCCAGCTGGTCTTAATTCACTTTGTGATATTTCGTAAGAATAAGGAGTAATGTATGTTTTAAATAATTGTGTACCAATTAGATCTGTATCTAAAATAGGGGTAACATCTTTATTTTTAGATGTTAGAGATACTTGTAATGTTATATCGCCCTCAGTTTGTGCAACCATTAATCCTGAAAGATCTGCATTCAATCCAGGTTTAATAGATTTATAACCTGTTTGTAATCTAGATCCCGCAGTTTTTGTAGATAATTTATAATCTGTATATGCGATATCTGCTAAACCTATAGTTGTGGATAATAATCTAAAACGATCATATTCTATTCCTGTAGTATCTGCAACAGATTTCATTTCTATAGTAACCGTGCCTGTATCAAATACTGCTTTTCTTAAAACAAATGTTAAGTCTATGTTATCACTGGCAATCCATTCCCCAGTATTTTGTGGAAGATATAATTTTCCTGAAAATGGTTGCTTTACTGTTTTACCGTCACCTGCTTTAGCAGCAAGCAATTCGTAGTTATTAGATTTTGTTAATACACAAAACGCATATTGTCCTGGACGTAAATAGAGTGGATGATCAAATTGAAAATTAGTTGCTGGTGCAGAACCAGTAGTCCCATCATATACATCAATGTATGCAGGATCAACAACCACAAACGAACCAGTAATATATTCTGTTAGTGATGGTTTACCATTAACAACTGGTCTTATTTCAACAGCCAACGGAAGTGTTGCATCTTTTTGATACACAAATAAGGATAATCCAGTTAAACATAATCCTAAAGGATATGCGGTTTCATCCACGGTAAATGTTTGAGCAAGTGGATCCAATTTTAATTGAGATACATCTGGTCCAACTGCATTGCCTGTTGGATTGGTTCTGATTCTAGTATTTCTCCTTAATCCAGATATATCTTTTTCCACAGAACTAACGAAATCTAAACCATAATTATAAAATATTGATTCAGAAATATATTTACAATCTGCAACACTTGTAGGGGAATCTCCAAATGTTAGAATGAGCTCACCGATTAAAAATTTAAATTTAGAATTTGGATCACTGGGAATATACAAATATCCAGATGCCGTACCCAATTGATTTGTTACTATTGGTTGTCCTATTTGTGCAGTCTCTAATACCGGTGCGCAAAACTCCGAAATATTAATATCATTACAATAGATATATATTCTCGTATTAGGTGGCATTTCTGTAACCGCAAAATTCATTAATTGTGCAGCGGAATAAATAGGGGCATTAGCTAATGCCGAAGTTTGTATTGCGCCTATATTATTAGTTATAGCCATTTTTATTTCCTGTTAAATTTTCTATTATTACCAACTACTTACCCAGTCGTCAACATCTGCAAGAGCATCTTTCACACTGTCTTCTGCATTTGCCAGTTCGCTGCCTATGTCCACACCTGCTACATATAGTATAGCAATAACCGCAAGTATAACCCATCCATATGGATTTGATACAAACAACCAATTATAGGCAGCTGCTATACCATTGATTACTGTTTGATATGCTGCTTGTATAGCTAATGCAGCACTACCCGCAACACTTATTCCGACAGCTGCAATTCCAAGAACAGTTCCGCCAATATAATAATATGCTGCTAATGCAGCAAAAGCAATTGCAAGAGTTACTAATAAATTAACTAAGAAAGAACTTTTCTTTCCTAACTTAGATCTACCTCTTCCATTATTGATACCACCTGGATTTGGATTGACAAAATGATTTGCTTCTAATTGACTTGTAAATATTTCCTCCGAATAATTTGCGGTGATTATTCCATCGTTAATACTATAGTTAGTAGCCGAAGTTATTTGTAAAGGCATATCGGTTGCTGTAAATAGCGGGGAACATACGCCCCCACGAATATCAAATGCACATAAGAAATCTTGATTAGTTATATCTGCTTTTGAAAAGTCTGTAAAGTTTTCAACAAGTATACCTGTTTTCAATAAATTATCACCTGCATCGTTTAAAACTGGATTTTTAAGATTTGCAATTTCTACAGTATGTATTTTAACTGTTCTATTTAATGCTACTGTTGCTTTTTGTAACTTGGATATATCAGCCATAGTAAAACGACGACTATCTTCATACACAATTTTTACATCAAAGGATGAAGTTGCATACGGAGGTATATAAAGTGTTGCTATAGTAAGTTTTAATTTGTCAGCATTAGAATCTTTTGCAGTAGCTACATTGTTTACTTCAATACCTTGTTCAACATATAATCTGCTATATGGATTTTCAAAATTTCTTGAATCTGCAGTAACATATAACTTATCTATTCTTGCAAGATAATACGTTACATCTGCTTCAGTATTAACCGCTGAAGTTGGGAATATTGCTGTTTCAAAATTTAAATATGGACTTCCGTTAACACGTTTTGGTCTGAAATCTAAACAATCTCTTAAATTATATTGTTTTGCATCTATTACTGAAGTATATGCATAAATTATAGTATTTGCCGGATAAGAATTTACAGTACACGGACCTTCTCCTGCGTGTGTAAAATAATCATATGTTATTAAAACATTACCAGGCAAAGATGCGGATGATCCCACATATTGAACATACCCATGGTCATACCAACCATCTTTTTGCCCATTAGATAATATCCATACACTACTAGTAATGTCTGTTAATGCTGTCCAAGTATTTGCCGTTGTAACTGCAATATTTGAACTAGGTGCAGTTGCTCTATAAGTATCACCACCGCCAACCACAATGTCGTTATAAGTATACGTTACATTTGATTGCCATTTACCTTTAAATGTATCAGTAGTATTTAATTTAAATACTCCATTATAGGATTCAATGTCTGCAATATTGGTACTATACTTGTAGTCCACAACATTAACATTGGCAAATTGAAAACCATCTGTTACTCGTGTTTTAATTCTCGGAGGAAGAGCATTTGATTCCACAACATATTCTATATCTGCTACACCTGTATAAGTTGCATCTCCTAAATTTACAGTTAAAATTGTAGAATCCTGAGAAATAGTAGCTGTGCCTTTTTCGAAATTCCATATACCTAACGGTACATTTGCAGTTGCACCTGTTCTTATTGCAATAATAAAATTTACTCTTGCAGTACTAGCATCTACTACACCATCTCCCAGAGCAAATGTTTCTGGATTAGACACTATTTTAGTAAATACACCTGCGGTGAAAATTGCACCTTGTACAGTTTTAGAATAAGTTGTTTTTAAATTATCTACAGATTTTACTGCTGTTTTTGGTATACGGAATACTAGTAAATCCGATGGTCTAGGATCTGAAATAATTAATTGATTTTGTGCATCTATAGATGCAGCTGCAACATTTGCATAAAATAAAGGATCGGTATACGTCGCTCCAGTATAATGAGATGTTTGCCCGTTTGAAACACCTATAATACTTTTAACTTGTTTTACATTCAATAATCCATCTATAAACGGGCTACCGTTACTAAAAGAATAAAATGCTTTAGTATTGGATAACATTCTTGCACGATCTGAATTTGTAGTATCAGCCAATAATGCTGTAGCAAATCTTGACTTTGTTTTAGATATATCTCTTTTATCTATATCGTTCCATTCTTTATACCAATATGCAGTTTCATCTGTACCTGGTTCTCTATATAATGCAAAACAAGGTGTACTCGCAACACCATAATTACCTAATAAAGTATTTGCGGCGGGCGATGAATAAAATACGTTTGCAATAAATTGTCCGTCTGCTACGGATATACCATATGTTGTACTCCACGCTGCCCATGTTGTTGGTGCTTCAAGCACAGGAGAGTAATAATGATAAAATAATCTAAATTGTGTTTTTGCATTACCCAATGAACTATCATATTCTAGATTTTTAAACAGTATTGTTCCAACTTTTGTATTTGCAGAATTTGCTGATGTTGGATTTGTAACATTATGCAGTTCTAGATACATCTCTCCTTGTACTTTAGTTTGTACAAGGGGAAGTTGCATATTACTACCACCATAATTAAGATCAGTTATCCTAATATAGTTACCTTGAGATGTTGTAATATTATAACCTGTTTTTGTATCTGTTGCAGTTACTTTTGGTAAAGATATTTCTGTACCAGAAATAGTACTTATCTCACGACCAGCAACATATGCTTTACCGCTGGATACACTAAACAATAATGTAGGATCCTCAACCGATCCGGTTGGTGTAATAGTAAATGGTTTAACTATATAGTTACCGGATTCGTCAAATGTTCTTTGTTCTATTTGTTGTTGTATTTCACTTGATACTGTTGTTTCAGGTATATATTCAATAAGCCCTCTATTAAAAACAAGTACAGGTATAATTGTCTGTTCTGTATCTGCTTTTCTGTTTATATCCATATCAAAACTAGTCAAGGATAAATCTATTTTTAATCTATCAGCGCCTGTTGCAAAATAATTAGAACTACCTAAAGCAGGGTCCAATAATGAAGAATCATCTTCACTTGTAATTATTTGTTCTGTAACATATAGACCAATAATTTTAGATGGAAACGATGTATTTTTATCTGGTACAATTTTTTGTCTGGGGCATTTAACTAAAAATCCATTTTTATAAAAATATGTCTCATCCTGTGTTACTATGGATGATGGACAAGATGATAATTTAGTGAATTGAATATTTTCGCCAGAAAATGTCGTTGCTGGGGCTTCACTAATTGCATACTGAGATTGATTAATAATTTCAGTTACATAGATTGTTTTAGTTATATTAGGATGTACAACTAAATCACCAACCTCAATAGAAGTACTGGCAGTGGATAAATTAATTATTTTAGAAAAAGGTGTACAAGTGCCTATTGCATTTTTAACAACATTATTTTCTACAACAGATACTAAAGATGTTGTTGTGCCATTCAATGCTTGCGAATAAGTATTATGAAAATATAGAACATCTCCTTCAGGAAAAATTCCGTTATTTGTAGTATTGTATTTTTTTAAACTTATAACAATGGATGGTAGATCACCTATTTTAGGGTCATCTTTTTCATAAACAACTTCAACATAACCCAAAATGTCAGAATTTAAACTTGTAACATATTTTCCTAAACAATCATCCAGAGATATTGTTTGATTAATAGTATTTTTGCCTGTGATCCTTACAGTACGTACATCCAAATTGACACTTGGTTTAGAGCCTGTTACCTTTTGACCGTCGCTAAAAAGATAATCACCGACTCTTTTAATTTGATTTTGTAATATGGTTTGGGATTGTGTTAACTCGCGAGATTGGACAGCCACTCCCGGTTTAAACAATACGCGGTGAAAGTTTTTATCTTCAGAATAATCATCAAAATATGGAGTAACTTTTGTTGCTTCAGGTGTAGCTGAAGAAGTTACTAAATTTAATGTTGCGGTCGTTGCCATTTGTTTTCCTTAAAATTCTATTACAAGATGTAAATTATCTGTCTGTTCTGTTGTTCTAGTTATAGGAGACTTGTTTTCTATATAAAGAATATCACCCTTGTTTTTTAATACTTCGGGATACGATAAATTTGAAACTATTGCTGTTGCACCCGACGTTTTTCCTATGATAGTTTCACCTGGAATAAAACTACTATAGTTTCCTGTTAAATCAAAATTTTGAATAAATTTAATATATCCGTTGCCCGCAGATATATTTGATACTATTACATACGCATTTGCACTACTAAGTCCGCCTTGAACATACTCATATTGACTAAAATTATTTGATGCAGATATTAAAGTTATTCCTGATAATGCATTTAATGTTGTAGATGTAGAAATTGAGCCATTTGCATTTAAAGGATTCTTTACAATGCCGATTATGCGATATGAAAAACTTCCTGGGAAATCCCCAAAGCCTTCAGTATAAGTTGTTTTACAATTTAACATTAATAGGCTTGAATTCAATTCTAACACAGGATCATATCCATGTCCATTTAAAGGACTTATTACTGGTTGTATGTTTGCATATCTTCCTGTACCTGTATTGTCTATTAATCTTGCAGTAGCATATCTGTAATCTGTACCTGTATTGTAATAAACAAAATCATATAACACACCTAAATCTATTTTTGGTGATACTGAAACAGAAGATCCATCTCCGTCAATTACTATAGAAGAAGTTGAGTTATAGCCAAATCCTGTATTTAATATCTTTATGTTTTCTATTGCTCCAGGTTTTGCATTTGAAATTACAAGATCATCTGTCAATACTGGCATCCATTTATTAGTTAGGAATTTTAACCTATCACCTATGCCTATAGAATACATATACTTCCACCTATAGCCATCGGATAAAGTAACTATGTCTAAACTAGTACCTGTGGGTTCGATTAAAGATTGCTCGTTATTACTATTGTGTATACATTTATAGACATTGAATTCAGAATTTATAACGTAAAAAGATTTATTAAAAAGATCTGGATCTAAGTTATCATATGCTGCGTATGTTGTATATTTTGCCCAATCTATTCTTTTAACAACGTGAGCAATATCTGAAGGTATTATTCTTTTAAGACTTACCATCTCATCCCAAGTTTTAGCAGTATCCAAAGAATAATCTTTTGGATCAGGTACAGTGCCATCTCCAGGCCAGGGGGATGGTTTAGATAAGAATAAATACAATGAATTTTCTGAAGTTAAAGACACTCCATTTTTGAAATTCTTAGCATTATCTATTCTTAATTTATTAGTTACTATATTAGGCATCTATTATTTATTGAGGATTAGTTTGTAAAAAGATAGTATCCACTGCAAGGGTTGAAGTACCTATCGCATTAGTATATGTAACATTACTAATATTAAAGAATCCTAGTGTGCTATCTACCGTAGTTATCGAATAAGTAAAAATTTCAGAATCATTTGGCGAATTTACGCTAACATCATTTATATGATTCGGATCAGTCTCATTATTTATTTCGCTAAACAATGCAAATCCCGCAGGATGTAGTACAGTTTTAACGGATTCTTTCCATTTATCTATTGACAAAGATGAACGTATTACATAAGAAAACGGTTGATACAGGACCAATGATTGTTCTGTTGCATCCAAAGATTTACCTTGCAACACCATTGCGTCGGATATTTGTCCCGTGGTGTCTATCCAATATCCTGGTTTATTTGTTAGTGCTCCCACATTAGCTTGTAGTATAGCTTTTTCTAAAAAAGAAACAACTACATTTCCAGATGTTATTTCATCCGATCTTATTAGTATATTTCCAGAATCCAGTATACTTATTACAGAAGAAGAAGTAGGAGAATAGAGACTTGACGGTGTTGCTGTAAGATAAAAATATTCTGTTGGTTCAAATTCATAGTCATCTTGTAAATTGAAAGTAATGCTGGCTACATTTGCCGATCCTACTGTCGAGAGTGGAGGAAATTTTCCTACAAAGGATGTTAAATTACTAAAATCACCTACCTCAGGGGAAATTATTTCTCCGCTTACTAAAGTATATGGCTTAGGTACTATTATATAATCTACATTAGATCCCGCAGGAATATTAACACCTTCCACTGTGAAGGTAATACTTTCACCTTCTCTTACTTTTGTTTTATTTGTTGTTAATTTAACATATCCAGAACTTTCCGTTGAAGTATCTAAAATAGTTGTTGTCCCGCTAACAACTAAGGAATATGCAAATGTTGGATATATCAACATTGCGATATTTTCTACCCCTTCAGTTTTATAATCTAAAATTGTTTTTAAGGTAATGCTTGCTCTGGTATCATAACTAGAATTAGCAACAAAAATTAAATTGCCTGTTAATTCTGTATTGTATACATCCTCAGCATCTATCCCATAAATTTGATATTCAACACTTGAACCTGCAGCAACATTCTCACCTCTAACATTGAAGGTTATAGTTATTCCCTCTTCTGCTGAAGGAACGGATGTAGTTATATAAAATTGAGCTGTTGCATTAGAAGGTGTGGAAGTATCCAAAACTGTTATACCAATACTTTCAGATCTACCTGTTCCGGTTAATCTAAGTATAAAAGATTCTGTACCTTCTGTTTTTAAATCTTGAGCTGGCGTTAAGGTAATTGTACCTATTCCGCTTCGTATAATAAAATTGCCTGTAAGACTAGTTAAATTTAAGAAATCATACGTGTTAATACCTGTGCCTGTTATAACAAATGGTACAAGTGTTCCGTCAGGTAATCCTGTATTACTTAAAGTAATAGTTACCGGCGATCCTTCTGAAACTATTGCATTACTATAACTTAAAGAATATGCCATTTAAATTCCAGGATATGTAAATCTTATTGAACGAACATTTGGTACAGATGTTACTGTAACAGAATGAGTAGTATTATAAACTGGACTCAACACATTACCTGTATAGTTAATAAGCAATCTTGCACCTTTTTTTATACCATGGATATTAGGGAATTCTAAAGTAACTACCCCGTTTATTATACTATACGATCCTTGCAAATTTCCTGTAGGCAATCCGATATCAACTATAGTATTGATACTATAGTCTATTCCAGAATTATCTATTTCTATAGAAGTTATTGATCCATATTGATTAACACCTGATACCTTTGCGGTGGCAAATATACCATTTCCATAAGGATCAGATACAGTTATACCAGCGCCTTTTATGTATCCTAATTTTCCATTAATCACATCTATTTTAGATAAAACAGAATATGTTGTGGCAATTAAATTTGATTTATCGATTACATTATTTAATAGTATAGATTTAGATGCTGTTATTTTTTCATTGGGATAAAAATAATTAGTAATACTGTTTGGATCTAATAATAATTCATATATCTCATATCCGCCAAGTATTATTTTTTGTACTTTATTTACTACAGCAGTAGCATTGGATAATTCTCCCACAACTAATGTATTTTCAAAATCAAATACATTTTGTAAGGGATCTATTTGTTTCACCTTTAATGATTTGGGTAGATACCATTTACCCGAGGATGTTTTTAATACTACCTCATATGGATAGAAAAATTCTATAGTTTCTTTATATAAAATATTAAATAAAATACGATAGGCATCTTCGGTGCCTTTTCTGCTATAGATATCTCTTATTTTTTTAATTAAGAAAGTATTATCCGATACGGAGGATTTGGTTATATCGTATGCGTAATTCTCAAAGAATTTATCAATTAAAAAACTAGAAGTTTGGTCTACATCAGCATACTTGGTTATGTTTTGTAGTAATTCTTGAGCCTCATTCGTTTGTTCTAAAAATTCATAATATGCTTTTATAAAAGTTATAAACATACCATAGTCTGTTTGCACAAATTCTGGTAATTGAGTCTCTACTAATAATGATAATTTATTTTGTATTTTAGCAAAGGGATTTTCTACACCATTACCTTCATATGATGTATAGTTTAGCGGTTGTTTAACTTTACCATAATTACCAAAACTATCCGGCACATAAAATTCACCTTCTCTATAGTATAAAGTAATTACTTGATATATGCCCTTACCACCTTTTTCTATATCTGCTTGTATTGCTTCTTTTCTGGTTAGATATAGGGGATAAAACCACCCTACAAGATCCCCATTTATTTGTCCGGGTTTAGACTGACCATATACTTTTAATGGTCCAAGTAATGGTTCTAAACTAGGTAGTGTTTCGTATGCCATGTTATTCTGTTAGTATTGTAACCGTTAATCCAGATAATCGTTTGGCATCTGTATTTGATGCGGTGTCATCTATTACTAATATCATATCGTTTGTGGATGCGATATCCAACTCTTCCGATTTTGCATATATTCTAATGTCTGATGAATTTTCTACATAACCTGCAGGATTTAAACTATTGAATGATAGTGTTCCTGCAGAATAATTTACAGTACCAATTCCACTAACTAAAATCTGATCTGAATAAAAATCAACTAAATTTAAACTGCTTGTAGTATTTGTGGACAATGTATCTTGAATATAAACTTTGTCTATAGTAATATTACCTGTCGTTGAAGTATCGTAATAAAATGCAGTGGATGCTATACTACCTGTAACCAATTTATTTGCAAATTTAATAACGTCACTACCTGTGTAACCATTTTCGGCATTAATTGTAGGCTGTATTCTTTTTTGTAGTTTAATAGTTAATACACTACCAATAATAGATTGATTAATTGAATCTATTAATTTAGATAATTTAGAATATATAAAATTTTTATTAAATTTTTGTAATTCCTGTTTAAAGTAATCATCTATAGTTCCTCTAGTAAGTAATTCTATCTGAGGTGCGGAATATTTAGAATTTTTTGCTGTAAATTTAACCTTTGTGTCTAAATTAATATAGAGATATTTTGGATCTACAAACTCAGGTATTATAGACATTACTTTTTTGCTTGCTAAAATATTTTTAGTTATATTAGTTTTTACCGTATCACTAATAATATACCCCTCATATGGTTTTAGTGATATTATAACTTTACCATATTTAGGCGGATCGTTATCCTCCCCGCCCCATACAGATATAGATTCAACTAACGGATAATTTGCTTCTATAATAGATTTATAGTCTGCAGCAGTGACTGCTCTATTAGTAGATGATGCAAATCTGGGCGCTTTAAACTTTATATCATCTGTTGTATCTTTAACATCTCCACCCGAAGAATTGGTAGTGGCTGTTATACTGCTTCCCAATATTACGCCACCTATAGAACCATTTAATGAAAAGTTTTGAGTAATTGTACTTGATACATTGCATGCATCGCCATTGCTTACTAAATATTCTATAGTTACAATATTACCCTGACTTAGTTTTTGTCCGAGACTACCATCGCCAAAAAATATTTCAAAATATCCTGAAGGATTTTCTTCTAAATAAAATACTTTAGATGTGGGTGTTATACCGTATAAATCATTTGCCAATGTATATTGTTCTGTTGTATTATCGGTGTAAGAATTTTGAACAGTAACTCGTATTGTTGTAGTATCTACATTTATATTTGGTATGGTATATTTTTCTGAAGGGCCAGATAAATCAACTCTGTAAGAATATTGTAATGGTTCACCCTCTACAATTTCTATATCCGTAAAATTATATAAACCATCTATAGGCTTAATTGTAATTGGATCTAAATTAACAAAGGTATATGTTGTTCCTGTTATAAGTGTAGTAAATTTAGAATATCTAGGCAAAGTCAATGTGGTAGGGGTATTTATAGGATTTGGTACATTAAATGATAATTTTACTTTTGCACTCCTATAAGACATGGGGGTATAACCTAAATGCTTAGCAATAGATACAGCAGATTGCCTTTTAACTGCGGAATCTAAAAACATTTCGTTTGCAACCATATTGGCTAGGTATGCATTATAATGCGTGTTATAGGATAAAAGATCTAATAGTATAGACAAACTAGATGCGTCAAAATCATAATCTTTAAAAACAAGATTATTATCTTTATCTCTATAATTTGTTAAGAATTGTTTTAAATTATTCTTAATAGAATCAAAATCTAATTCTGATATTCGGTAATTCGCCATTATCTTACCCTACTTATTAGTGTTGAAATTGTAACGGGATTGCTAGTATTTTTTAAAGTAAAAATAATATTGACTACTAAATCATTTGTATCTACAGATTCTTCTATATCTACGCTTATTAACCTCACCCGTTTTTCATATTTTTCTATAGATTCGGTTATTGTTTGTTCCATTGCAAGTTTAGCTGCTGAAGAAAAATTCTCAAATAATAAAGAATGGATCTGTGTTCCTATTTCAGGATGGAAGGATCTTTCGAAATTTTTAGTTCGAATTAAATGTTTTATCGCAGTTGTTACTGCATCCTCATCTGTTTTAAGATAAAGATCTTTGGTAAATGGATTGATTGTAAAGGACAAGTCCAAATCCGCGAATTCTTTTATTTGTTTGCTGGTTGCCATATTAGATATTTATTATGCTAGATTTACCAGAGATTTCGAAACAGATGCATGGTTTGCGAATGTTTGTACTGGCGGTTTGCTAGATTTAACTAATGTTCCGTTAGCAGTGAGGAACGCAATATGTATCCAAGCAGATCGTAATTTATTATTACCCGACTCAAAAGCATATTCTAAAAGAACTTGCCTGTGAGGAATATTCTGTACTATCCATTGTGCAATATCTCTATAATCTTTAAATCTAGTATTTGTAAATTTTATATCTGCAGCTGCACCTAATCCATGATCGCTTGTTTCAACATTGCTTCCAGTAACGGTAGATGCTACGGGTCTAAACGCACTATTAATTTTCATATCTGGAAATTTAGCTTTAATGGGATCTAAACAATTCACAGTCAATTGTTTTAAGTTATATACTATTTGTTTTTCTGTCAATCCTCTTTGGGCAACTAATCCCCCATCTTTTAACATATCATCTAACGTAAATATTCTGTTATCTTTATTGGATAATATAAATGATCTTGGGAAGAATGTAAATTTATTAATATCAGCATCATTTACTGTTATTAATGGTGTGGATGCAGAAAGTAGAGCTTCACCTTCAACTGCTTTAGGAACAATACTGTTGTTTATTAATCCTTGTTGTTCTAAGCTTAATTTATATGTATCGGCCCCTTCGTCACCAGCATCATGATAAAATGTTGCTTTTGATATTACTTCTCTTTGTAATAGGGGTATGGGTGTTTTATCTGGAGATTTCTTTTCAGGTAATGTATCCAGTGGTCTATCCACTTGCGCAATACTAACCGCTCCAGATTGTTGTTTTACTGTTCCGCCCTCTATCAATGTTTCTAATCCACCGTTTAAACTCATAGTGGATGTTCTACCTGACTCCATTAGAAAATCACCTGATGCTTTTTGAACAATATCTCCGCCCTTAGAATAAAAATTAATTCCTTTGCCCTGCATACTAATAGGACCTTCTGATACTAAACTAAAACTCTTTGCCGCGGTTACTCTTAAATTTTCAGATATTATACTTGTTTGACCTGCGCTTTGCACTAATGTATTACCGTGACTTGTTACTGATAAGTCACCTTCTACTTGAATTTTTGCATCATCTTTAACTAGTATACTAGTTTTACCGTCAACCGTTATACATTGAGCACCCTTAACATATACTAGATTATTGCGATCTATAATCTCATAGTTATCACCTACTGTTTTTCTCACCATTGATCCATTCACGTCAATCTCAATATATGTTCCTGTTTTATGAAATATATGGACTCGTTCTGCACCCGGCGTATTGTCTAATTCTATTAGGTGCCCTGCTTCAGTTTCTGTAACTTGATTATATGGATATCCTGCGCCATATGCTGAATCGGGTTCATTCCATGTTTGTTTACTATTAGCTAATTGTATATTATCTATTTTTCTATTCTTCTTCACATTAAAACTTTTGTGAGATATGTCACCTATTGCAAGTTTATTAATATCACTAGCACCAGTATAATCTGATCTTGGGTACTGTTTATTAGGATCCTGAAATCCTGTTATATTTGATAATGCAGAATTGTTTAAAGCATCATTGGTTAAATTCGTATTATTTGTACTTGGTAAATAGTTACCAGTTGGGTCTATTTTATATTCAAAATCTCGTATGGTACCACCCAATGCAGCATTTACAGCAATAAAGTAATCTTTAGCTAATTTTCCGTTTGCGTCTTTTTTATTTAATTTGTCAGCATTAGTGACTCCCATCGCTAAGGATGTTGCTAGTAATCCCGCAACATCTTTAGATGCATCCTGATCTGTAACTTTTCCCATTCTTAATAATGTATTATAATTACTTTTAGATGCAGCAACAACTGCAGATTCTTGTATTATAATATCTTCTAAAAATTTTGTTTTACTTGTTATACCATCTTTACCTGTCCAATTATCAGAATCAGCAGTCCATGTAGATAATACAATATCCTCTGGGCATCTTTTAACGTAACCAAGATCAACTAAAGCATTTATACTTAACTGATATTTTCCTAATTCTCCGTTGGAACTTTCTTTGGTATAATCTCCGCCCGATACTTTATCAGAAAATGTTTTAAGAAATATATCTAATTCTGGTTGTGTCAAGGGACCTAAATTTGGTTTAGTATTTTTTTCAGATTTTACTACATAGTTATTATCTTGATCAACCAATGGCCTACCATCAGAACTTTTTACAATATTGTTTATAGAGTTATCTTGAGTTTGTTTAGTTAAAGATGCAATACTCGGTGTAGGTTTTCCTGCAAGCGTTCCTATAATCAACGGGCGCTGTGCTTCTTCTCCATCCATAAACCAACCAACTACCCAAGTACCAGGTACAATGCCTACAGGAGTAGATCCTACTCCTGATGTTGCTGCAGAAGTAATAGATTGCATTGGCAACGCCCAGGGCAAATCTGATGTAGGCAATTCTGAAGTATCTCTGGTATGATATCCAAATACTCTTACTCGACATCTACCTAGTTTTTCGGGATCGTCTCGATCTTCAACGACGCCTGTCCACCAAACTAATTCATTATTACCGAATATCATTGTTTAACCTTTTTATATTCTGTAGCCGAAAAAGAATCTTTAATAACATTCATAGTAATATAATGTGTTTTTGGATTAATTTTGTGAGATAAATTTGTTATCAAATAATATCCCGTATATGCTGTATCTCTTTTAGAGCTTGTTTTATCTTGAGATGTTAAAGCACCCGGTTCACCTTTAGGGAAAATTATTTTTATAGTATTACCTACTTCAACATCTGTTCTTCCAGGAATAACAACTTCCATTTTAAAATTATTCAATTCAAGTAAATTGGATCTTCTGTTACCAAAAGTAATCTTCGGTATTTGATCAAAATTATTTTCTATTTTAGTAAATAATTTTGGAGTACTATAATTAATTTTACCGTATGAAAAAGGATTTCTTAATATACTTTTATCAAACATGGGATATGAATCAGAATTATTTAAATGTGCATATTTTTCAAATTCAGTTACGTGGTCATATTGTTTTATCTCGTATGTTTTATTATAAACATCTATATCTATCAAAGAACTTGCAAGATATCCTAATCTACTATTATCCAATTGATTTACTGCAGTTTCGATTGATAACGATTTTATAGCATACATTGCTTTATATTTTTCATCAACAGTTAATGTTTTTATATAAGCTTCGGAATAAACATACTCACCTATTGAAAATTTATCTAAATTTGTTAGTATATTATTCATACTACCAAAATAAAATCCTTTGGTTGTCTCATAAAATAAAAAATTTGCAGCTTTGCCATTATCTGGCAAGCATTTACCCGCCAACCAATTAATACATTGTATAGGGGTCCATCCGGGACTAATAAATTTTATATTATTTTTAGGATATTCTAAAAAATATAAAGGTGTTTTTAATGAAGGTACATTTGAATTTCCTAACGGAATATTTCTGTTAGCTTGTATATAATCTATAAAAATATCATTTATTATTTTAGAGGGAGTTCCTTCAAAAGATTTATATATTGGGTTTAATACGTCATTAAACCCTTCACTCGACATAATACCTAATTCATATATTACTGTGCTTCCATCTTTAACATAATTTTTATTCTCAACAGAAAATATTCTAAAAGTTTTATAGATACTATCTTTATCTGTAAGAGAGGGAGTCTTAACATTTATAAAAAGATATTCATCTCCAACCAAGGGAAAAAATGAAGCTAAATTTCTACTATCCGATAATAAAATTGAACCTGTAACCACAGGATCAAAAACGCTTTCATAAAGATTAATTTCGACAAAATAATCTAAAAGATTTATATAGGTACCTTTATTAAATGAGATTAATTTAATTTCATTTAATTCAATTTGACCGGGGGCTTGTAATACTTCTTGGGACATTATAGATTTATAGCTGTATTATAATCTGTAAGAACTCGTTCAACAATCTCTGCCTTTAACACCTTAATCAATCTATAGCTTTCATTTTTTAATTCTTCTACCTCATAATTACTTTGGAAATCTGTCCCTATTTCTGATTCTTTATATGCAATTGGTGTATTAATGCCTTGATCATTAGGAGATTCTATAAGTAATCTTTTTGGATTTTTATGTGTGGAATCTTCTAACAGGATAAAGAATGACTCAACCTGATATCCTTTTGTATTGACTGCTCTATTAGTAGTAAAGACATTTTGTTCAGAACCATATTTGGCTTGTGTTTGCTTTATAAGATTATCTTGACTAAGTGGCCATTCAAATCTGGGATCTACGATATTATTTGTAAGTAATATTAACCAATGTAAATTTTGTGTTCCATAAAATCTAAAAGATAACTGTTCGGGAGTCTCACTCCCAAGAATTTCATATGTTTCAAAATAGGAATTGTTATTTTGAAACTCTTTGGATAGTATTGCTCTTTTAAATATATCCTTTACTATTTGTTCTGTTTCACTATTATCTAAAGTATAGGCAATTCTTGGAAAATTCTCAAAGAAATTAATAGCCATAATTTTTTATTCCCTCTGAAGTCATTTGTTCTAATTCTTGGAATTTAAGTGTCATACCTATTTCAACGGGTGCACCATCATTAAACGTAACAAATTGATCACCGCCATAATCTACTACCATGTCCGTTAAAGCACACCGTGCAAATTTGTGTAAATATTTGTTTTCTTTATTTTTATAAAAATATTTGATGTCAAATTCTGAAGGGTATATGTAAAATAATTTTTGTTGTGTTATTTCGGGATGCATGTTTTCTTTAAATGTACTTATAATACTTTGTATTTTTTTAGTTTCGCTTTCAGTTTTAGGTAAAAATCTATAACTAAATTGAAATGTTCTATAATCTACAGATTCAAATAATACTTCTCTAAAAGGGTTTGTTTTTTGTCTTGAACCCAATTCTATAAGATCTGATATTACGCCCCCTCCAGATTTTAAAGATGGAATTTTTGCAAGTTCTGCTATTATTCTTGATTGTACTTCTGGGTTTGTTGCCGCAGCTGTTAGTGATTCAAATGCAGAACCTTGTAATAATAAACCGGCTAATGCACCCAAATCTTTATTAGCATAATTTACACCATATGAAACTACAGGTTTTTCCGATATGTGTAATGTTATAACATTTTTCAATCGAGATGTTGATCCGTTGCTAAATAAAGGTAAGCTCGCAATAGATTCCTTGCTAAGACTAACTCCTAGGGTAACAGCTGCACCTGTTAATAATGCTGCAGGAATATTTTTTATTTTTACTCCCATTCCTATAGCAGTTGCTGTAGCAGCCGCGGCCGTAACAAGTTCCACATTATCATATATCGTTTTGCCTGTTGCTGCGATAGCATCTTGAGTAACTTTAGTACCAGAATTATTTAACTGGTTTACTATTTTTTGTTGATCTTCACTTAAATAATGTTCTGCCGGATTATTCTGTATTCCGTTATTGGCCTTATCTCTAGTATTAATAAAGAACGCAACATAATTCTGTAAGTCTTCTCTTACTCTCAATCCATCCGGATATTCCATAGCTTTTACATTATAATCAGAAAGATTTTGATTCTTCCATCTTTTAATTAGAGCTTCTGCTTCTTGTCTGGTGCTTATTGGCATATATTTCTATATAAATATTGTTGGATCATTATTATTTATATTAAATGTTATACACCAAAACCTATAAGGGCAAGTTTAGAACCAAGAATCCTTCGAAATACAAGGGTGATGTGAATAATATTGTATATCGTTCCTTGTGGGAATTGCGCTTTATGAAGTGGTGTGATTCCAATACTTCTGTACAGGAATGGGGTTCCGAGACAGTAATCGTACCATATATTTCCCCATTGGATAAAAAGGTACACAGATACTTTGTAGACTTTTATATTAAAGTGATGGATAAAAATGGCGGATTGCAGAAATATCTAATAGAAATAAAACCTGAAAGATTCACTAAACCCCCTACAATTCCTGCAAGGAAAACAAAAGCATTTATAGATGAAGTCTTTCAGTATGGTGTAAATGAAGCAAAATGGAAGGCAGCATTTGAGTTTTGTCAGGATAGAAATATGAAATTTATGGTATTAACCGAAAAAGATTTAGGACTAATGAATGGCTGATAATGTATTTCAAACTGTTAGTATGAAGGCAGGCGATGCTCAGAAATCATACTACTGGTATAGAGAACAAGTTAAGAATCTTGGTTCTAACTTATCCGGAACTCAATTATTAAGGAACGAAAGATTAACTTCAAGAATACGCCCGGGTGAGATGTATTTGTTTATGTACGATCCAAAGCTTAAAAAGACTTTGCCTTATTATGATGCGGTTCCTTTAGTATTACCCTTTCAGATTGTCAAGGATGGTTTTTTAGGCATTAATCTCCACTACTTACCGTATCTAGCTAGATTCAATTTGTTGGGTGAATTAAATAAATTGACATTAGATAAAAGAATAAATGAGAATACTAGAATACAAATATCTTGGCAAATATTAAATAGTTCATCCAAGTATTTAGCAGCAACAGCATGTGTTAAACATTACTTAAGTTCTCACTTAAGATCGAGATTTTTAAAAATAAATTATACAGATTGGATTACTGCATCTATGTTACCCGTTGAAAGATTTAAATCAGATTCAGGAAACGATCCGTCAAAAGCTAAAGTTTGGCGAGACACAACTAAGAAAATATAGGTAACAATAATGTCATCATCGTTAGAACGCTTTATAAGCCAGGTAAACGGCCGCGGCTTAGCAAAAACTAATTCATTTAATGTAGAAATATCTACTCCGCCGTGTATACGAGATGTAGCAGGCACCATATCAATGCCACCACTGTTAACATTATTTTGTCAATCAGCATCTTTTCCCGCAACTAATATAGGAGTTCGAGAGTTGAGAATCACTGGACCAACTTATAAAAGACCATATAGTATAGATTATGGCGGAGAAGGAATCCAATTGACTTTTTTAGTAGATAGCCAAATGAATATTAAATCTTATTTTGATTTGTGGATGAATAAAATAATTAATCCCCTTGAATTTAATGCATACTATGATGAAAAAGAAACTAAGTATTCCACGCGTATTGATATAAGCCAAGTAACCAAAACTAGTACTACTGAGTTAGACGATGTTCAACGATACCAAAGCGTTGAAGATGAAGACGATAGATATTTTATAAGACTTGAAGATGCCTTTCCTAGAAATATAGGTCTAATTGAGTTAGATACTACTGCACAAAATTCTGTACATAAATTAACTGTAAATTTTGCTTACAGGATCGTTAAATTTCAAGGAGACATCTACAAAGAAGGTAGATGGTTACTTACAGAGAGTCCGCAATAATAAAGGAACATTATGGCTTTACCAAAATTAGAAACCCCAATTTATGAATTGAATTTACCCTCAACCGGAGAGAAAATAACATTCAGACCATTTCTTGTAAAAGAATATAAAATATTACTAACAACGTTGGATGCAGAAAATTCTGAGATTAATCGTGTTGTTACGCAACTAGTTGATGCATGTACATTTAATAAATTAAAAATGGATACACTTGCAAATTTTGATATAGAATATATCTTTTTAAATATGCGAGCAAAATCAATAGGTGAAATAACAAATCTATTATTAAATTGCAATAATTGTGATAATCAAATATCATTAGATTTAGATTTGACAAAAGCAACTGTAGAAAAATCTCCAGAACATTCTTCCAAGATTAATCTAACAGACAATATTATTCTAGAAATGAGATATCCTAAGTTTAACGAAATGATTGATATCTATCAAAATTTTAAATCTGATAGGATAGTAGAATTACTAAGTATTTGTATAAAGGCAGTGTATACTGAAGATAAGATATATAACGATTATACTGCAGAAGAACTGTTAGAATTTGTAAATTCCTTTTCAAAGAATCAATTTGAGATGATAGAAAACTTCTTTCTAACTATGCCCAAATTGGTACAACATATAGAACAAGATTGCGATAAATGTGGAACACATAATACAATGACTTTGGAGGGTCTGCAAAATTTTTTCGTCTGACCCTTTCCCATGAGGGCCTTTTAAACTATTTTACGTTAAATTCTACTCTGATAACTAAATATAGTTACTCTCTTACAGACATAGAAAATATGATACCATGGGAAAGAGACACGTATATATCGTTAATTATTACGCAGATCAATGAAGAAAATGAGAAAATAAAACAAAAGAATTTCAGGAATAATCAATAATGTTACCTACGAACCCACAATCACTAACTGTCGCAGATAGAACTGTTTTAGATAATCTAAAACAACAAGGCGATCAAATAAATCGCCAGACTAAAGTCTTGGAAACTTTGATAGATAAAGTAACAAGGCAGATGAGATCTGATGAAAGATTGGAAAAGGGAAGTAAAAAAGACAAGACAGAAATTAAAGGTGACACCAGAGTAAAAGATGTTCCGGGTGTAGCATTTGATAAGTTTTCGGATAGTTTAAACGAATTTATTACGGGTATGTTTAAGGAAAATAAAGCAAAACCTATAGATAAATCCAAAGAACCATCATTAAATAATAAAGATAAAACATCAAAAGATGAAAAAGACGTATTGAAAAATATACTGAATAATATGGTAACAACATCTAAGTATCAGGAACAGATGTTAGAGCATACCAAAGCATTACAAACTATTGCTGACAAAACATTTGTTAGTATAAATGATTTAAAAGATAATCTTCAAAATGCAGAACAACCTGAAAATAATACTACAATAGAAGATACTGAAAAGCCAAAAGCAGATAAAAAAGAAAACAATAATAAAAAGTTAAAAATTGACTCCGACAAATTAAAACCTACACTAATGGCATCAAACGATACTGCATTTACTGCAGCAAATGATGAGACTAAATTTACTGAGAAAAAATTACCTGATTCTATAGGCGTATCTGTAGGAAAAAATTTAAAACCGCAATTTGATGTATTAGGAAAAACTCTAAAGGATAGTTTAGCAGAGGGATTTGATCAATTAGATGAATCTATTTCTAATTTAAATGGTATAGGTATACCTCCAGTAATACCTATACCTCCAGTAATCCCACCACCTGTCGCACCGGCAGGTGCCGGTGTTGCTACCGCAGCAGCTGCAAGCACAGCTGCAGCTGCCGGGGCAACAACTGGATTAAAGAGTACCGCAGGCAATGTATTAAAGGGTGCCGGAATATTAGGCGCGGGGTTTGTACTAGGTGAGCAGTTATTTGGTACCAGCGATGAGGAACTTGCTACACTAAGAGCGGCAGATGAAAAGAAAAAGGGCACACGAGCGCAAGTTCGAGCAGATGATAATAGGATAGAAAGCGCAGAATCTGAAAGAAATGCGGCAGATAAAAAGACGGGCGGAAGATATACTGAAGGTAGATTGCAGAGAAGAGCAGATAAAATAGATCCAAATGCTCTCAAATGGGCGCAAAAATATTATAATGATCCTAATATGCAAGATCCAGATTATCTATCTTTACCTAAAAATAAAGAGATTTTGGATTATTTAGAAAAGAATCAAAATTATATTTCAAATAATCCCGACTTTAATATAAAAAATGTTAAACCAAAGACAAATGATAAAATGGGAATGATGGACGACGTTACGAATCAACGAACCGAACTAGCGGCAAACGGTAGTACACAGGGTGCGCCTGTTATTATAAACAATACTAATAATAGTGTAACAGATTCGGGGTCTTCTATAGCATTTGCTTCTGCTAGACCTAGAACTACATCCACATCGGTAAATGATTATTTTAGACACAATGCTAGATTGTTTGATGCCGCATAAGTAAAAACCCCGCCGAAGCGGGGTCTAATTAAAAGAAGATATTTTAATCTTCAGCTAATTTTGCGAAGTAGGACAATGACTCTTCGTCATCTTCAAAGTCTACTTCTTTAGCAGGCGCCTTGACAGGTGCCTTTTCTGTCTTTGGTGCAAAGCTTTGCTTTGGAGCTGATACTTGTTCGCCAAGATCAATTTCTTCAGCACGCTTACCAGGAACAGCTCCACCATTCAATCCCATAACCATTTCGAATTTCTTCTTTAAATCGTCATAAGACTTAAAATGCTTTTCATCCAAAAACTGTGTCAATGAATGTTGCTTAGCCCAGATTTTCTCAATATCAGCATCATCTTCAGCAATATTACTTGCTGCTTCGAATTCTGACTTATCATAATTACGATATCCTTCAACTTGACGGATCTTCAATTTGAAGTTGGCACCTTCCCAGAAGTCAAACACATTGATTGGTTTTTCATCTTGGAATTGTGGCTCAGCCATGTCCTTAATCTTATCAAAGATCTTCTTACCAAATTTATAAAGGAATACTTTACCTTCATTCTCTGGATGAGCTGGATCCTTAACAATAAGGATGTTGGTTGTGTAACTTAGCTTGCGCTTTTGTTTACGAGCAATTTCTTTATTTGCCTCAGAACCAGAGTTCCAAAGTTCTGTGTTATATTCAGATATAGGATCTGCTTTACCTACAGAAGTTAAAGAATTTTCGATGTACCATTTTCCACCTGGACCTTGGAATCCATGATTCCAAACTCTAACCCAAGGCAAATCTTCGCCTTTAGGTGCAGGTAAAAATCTCAAGACAGCATAACCGTTGCCTGCTTTGTCTACTTCTGGAGACCAGAAGCGATCATCTGCGCCACGTGATTCTGCTTGGGGGTTTGCGATCTTTTCTACCTCTTTCATGAGGGAGTCAAATCCGCCGCGGGATTTTCTTAGATCAGATAGTGATGTGAATGCCATAATTTGCCTTTCGTATTAGCGGTGTATAAATTGTATGTTTAGTATTAACGTCGTTTGATTTTGAGTACTGTCGCATAATCATAATCTAACTCTCCATTGTCATCATCTAATCTCTTAGCTGATGCAATATTATATATAAGATTCTTATGCTTGTCTATAGCATTTTTCTTCTTAATTGCCCGAAACTTTGTTTCTTTGTCCCGTTCGGTTTCATTATATCTTTTCTTGCCCATTTTGAAATTTTAAGAACTCCTATCAATTATCTTTCTCTGACGAAACTGCAATGAATGGCCAATGAGAGACCTTGCGGGTAACGTCTGCTTGATTATATGCCAATTTTACCAGATACCTTTGAGTCTCTTTTAATGACTCAATAGTTTGTCCTAATAATTCCCTGGTCACTTCAATCTCTTTCTCAAGACGCAGAATCTTCTGCGATGTTATGTCCAATTCTTCGTCTAAGTATTCCATTAAACTTTTCCTTATCAAACTGTAAAAATGGTTTATATTTTCTTATCAGTCTTGATATATCTGGCCACATAATGTCATTACTGAGGTCTGTGTCAAAGTGCATTAGAAAAGGATTAATTTTTTCTAATATAACTAAAGTTTCCAGTGTTATCGTTTTTCTAAGAAATGCTTTAATTATATATGGATGCTGTGCTTTTGTGATTTTAAAAGCATCATCAAAATGTTTGTTATCTGATTCAAGATCCTCTATTAAGTTATCCAAATCGTTAGTGAAAATATAGGATAGACTTTCTATTCGTTTTTTCCATTCGGCATAGCGATCACTTGCTTCAGAATCAAATAAGCCTCCCCAACGATCTCCCGATGTAAAATTAGCAACTAGGAAATTAGCTACTTCTTCATCTGAATATGTCTTGGATACTTTTTTAATTGAATATAAGTCTTTGCGTTTTGCGAAAGCTTGTCGGCTTGCTCTTACTTTACCTCTCTGAGCAATAACATCATAATTTTCGGTAGTAAAATGTAACTTCAAAGCAATATACATTTTATACACTGAGTATTCATCCATAATCACAGGGGTAACTTCCCTCTCTTTTTAAAATAGTTGCCGTCTTCTGCTTCTATTTGTACTTTGTCTTTTAACGATTGGTTTATTAATTTCGATATTGATTCAACGTCTATATCTACTTCATCACAATATTGAATTATTGCCTCCATATAACTAATGTCCTGTGCCGCAACTTTTCCTTCTATATAAAGTGAAAATTCGTTTGGGGATCTAAACTTTTTAGTTATGATTAAACTATCTGTTAAGATGTATTGTAATTCTTCACTCATACTTTTTCCTGGGGCCTACCGTAATTGCATTTTATATTATAACAGCAAAAGACTGAATTGTCAATACTATTATTAAACAATTTCAGGAAACAAACAGTCTTGAATAAACACCTGTACGTCTTCTTCTGAAAGTCCTAAACTAACCATAACTTTGGGTGTATGTGGATTTTTCTTTTGATTCTCACAATAGAAGTTTTGTGATTCTGAGGTGTTGTTGGTAGTGTTATTAGTTTCTGCAACTGTTTTCAAGTAATGATTAACTAGGATATGTGCGAAGCTTGTAAGTTGCGTTAATTCGTTTTCGTCACTGACATTACCCGCGGCAACCATGTGTTCGCTGAAGATGAGTTCTGCCCACTCTGGTAGTTTGCGCTTTTTATTCCATTCATAGCGACCAACTTCTTCACCAAAGTACTCTATCATAGGATGTTCCATATCACCTGTTGGACTATAATCAATAAAACAACCAGTGATCTTGTTCTTGCCCGCAATAACATCAAATCCAAAAATAGGCGCAGGATTGTGGGTATGAGGAAATACACAACAATGCATCATCCAAAGACCCTTGGTTTCTCTGGCATCAACAACATCAACGTGTGCCCTGCGATAAGATTCGCTGGTCCAAACACGATTAACCCAACCTGGCTGATTAAATCTATTCATGCCTGGTTCAAATACTTCTTTACCTGTTGCATTGAAACTTTTTTCTAATAGATGTTGTATTTCTATTAAAGTATCCCATACCCTACTCTGTTGAATTTCAATCATTGTAATCTTTTATCATCTCAATATTATGTTTAAATGCTATAATAGATTCATCTGCTAAAGATATATCTAATTTAGACCTTACTGCTCTCACAAGTGACGGGATATCCTCAAACTTATACAAATGACCGTTGCCGGGAGTTAACTTAGCCAGTTGTTGTCCTCCGAACATATCTCCCATGTGTCTGACATATACATGGGCCAATAACTTCTTAGGATCATCTTTAATACTATCTAAATATTGTAGATATCTAAGAGTGGACTCGTTGATTGTAAATACAGTAGTACCGATATCCTCACAAAGTTCCATCCAATCTTTTTGCACGGCATCTGCTCTTTTAAGATTTTCTATTCCCTCAAATAAAGCATGGTTGTTAGATAATATTTCCATCAGACCATATACATGAGTTAATTGATATATGTAACTTGTGTATTTGCCTTTATCTACATTACCAGCAAATACGGATTTTATAAATGGCTGAGATTCTGCTTCTGCATGGACATCAGCTGTCAATTCTTTTAATGTGCTCAATTTGTTTTCCTTGAATTTGCAGCTGTGCCAATATATGGTCTATGATCCCATTTATAGTCACGGTAATTGCCGTTCTTATCCACATAGTGTAAAAATGCCTGTGTTTGTCTTTGACCTAGATATGCGTCACGCCAATGGCTTAACGTATCACCTTTATAAACAATAAGGTCACCCGGATATAAGTAGATTGCCTTTTTCTCACCAGTTAAAGTCTCGAACCAAATTTCCCATGGTTCTTCATCGATAGAAATATTAATAGTTGAGGAAAATTGGCAACTTGGTCTATCTTTATGTATAGCCATTGTTGCACCATTGTAATATATCCTGGCGTATGTGTATGTGGGATATAACTTCTTACCTGTTATCTCTTCCATGAGAGGTTGAAGTTGAATAGATAATGCTTCGAACGGCAAAGCGGAATAGTAAGAAAAACTGTTGGGTATTTGGCTATCATTAAATGCAAATTTATCATCTTCACTTTTTCCGTTTGCCATGTATTGTAATTTGCGCAATAACTCAAACTCTAAATCTAGATGTACAAGTTGGGATTCAGGAAGTACACCTCGTACAACCTCATATAAATCTGTAGCAAAACTCGCTTCATCTGATATTGCTAGTTCGCCTAGACCATTTACATCTGCGAATACAAACTTATCATCTGTTTTTGTTTTCATACTATTATCCTAAAATTTATTATTGGCTTTTAAGGATATGCCAATAAACCTTTTGATATTAGAATCCGCGTGTATATGCGAAGCCAACAACCTTTTGGTTGCTATCACCCTTAACACGGTCATACTTAGCAGTAATAGTATCGACTTTGCTCAAAGCATAAGACAATGCATAACGTGCTGTTTGAGTTTGGTCATTGTTCTGTGAACCATTAAAGGCCGAACGGAAACGATAACCAACTTTAGCTGTCACACCAGAAAGACCTGGAACTGCTGCAGCAATACCTGGCTCAACTGAATAATATGCGAAGTCTGTAGTATTAGAATACTTTTGACCCACAGCAGTGCGAGCATACAATCCAATAGGACCGTTAACTGTTGCGCCTGCTTCTAAGCGTGTGCTCAAAGCACTAGTGCCTTCTGTTTGTGCATTTGCAAAAGATACATCGCCAGCAAAGCCGCCGAAGTCTTTCTTAACGCCTAAAACATATTGCTGTTGAGCTGCTGCACCTGCATTGTTGATATGTTGCGCTTCTAAAGTAACGCTATCTGCTGCATATGCAAAACCGCTTACTGCAACTAATGTTGCAATTGCTAACTTTTTCATAAAACTCCTTTTTAAATTTAAAAATGGTTGGTTATTCTGTTACGAGGAAACCAACCGAAACCCTAAGCAGTGTTTAGGCTGCTAATGCGAACTGTTCGTCGTTTGCGTTTACGTTGTTTTAGTTTTAACATCTACTCTGATGTGCTGTCCACTCTGTTACTCTTTGCCCTGTCGAATCTAGGTCAGCCCCATCAAAAGTACATAATCCCCGCTAGAGCCCTAAGAGGTTTCTTTCATCTAGGACAACTATGTACTTATGGTGGAGCTGGGGGGATTCGCACCCCCGTCCAGAACACTTTTCTCTTTGCTTCATACAGCAATAAATTATTTGCCTTGGCCTCTGTACTTTTTAAAACTACTTCTTCTAGTTTTATTCATAGTACTCGTTTTAGGTCTACTGCCACCTTGACAGGTGCGCTTACTAACACTGTGACCTTTTGTATTTCTACCTAATGCCATAATCTAACTCCTTATATTATATATGAATTACTAATAAAAATCAAGACAATAGTTGTTCAAACATTGTCCTAGATCAATTTTATACGCTTATATTCTGCTCTTAAATCCTTAAAGCCATTTATCCATGTATTACGCTTTTCCACAAATATTAATGGATCTTCTTCATCTACAGCTATTAAAATTACTATTTGAGGTACAGGTATTTTAGTCATTTCCTCAAAAGCAACCGCATACGCAGAACATTGCATAAAGTAGTCATGAATACCGTCTCTGTGCTTTATTCGTTTGGATGTTTTAAAGTCTATAACAGACATTCGACCATTATATTCTGCGATACAGTCTACTGTACCAGCAACTTCTAAATGATCCGAATATAACGATTGTTCTACTGCATGAATGTTGTCAATATTATGTAGTATAGGTTTAAACTTATTCCACATCTCAATATCAAACATATCTGGGTTTACAGTCTCGTTCAATAGATATTTTTCAGCTAAAGAATGAATTCGAGTACCACGTCTTGCAGCAGTACTCGAAATTCTATTTGCTTCTTCTTCACCCACTCGCTTTCGCCATGCTATAATAGATTGTTTTTTAAGCAATCCTGTAACAGTAGTAACTGATGGATATTTGTTACCTGAGGGTGTTTGATACACTCTAGTACCATCTTCATTTGTAACACGATTGAGCTTTGGCAGCTCACATTCTATATGATTAAACATTAAATAAATTTAGTTAGGTCTGGAGGTGTCCATCCTTCTGGTTTTAAAATTTTGCCATCTTCTCTACGAATAGCTTTTTGTGTTTTGGGATCTAATTTTCTCATATTGGATCTCAATACTTCACTCCACGCACCCTGTACGTCATAACCTTTCATATGGCAATAACCTAGTGTAACCCAGATAAGGTCCATACAAGCATCAAGCTGTTCGACCTCATCGTTGTCCTGATATGCTTCTAAAAATTCATTGTATTCCTCATTTATGAGTTTACGGTATAAAGAAGCATTTTCCTCACTGGGATTTTGATCGCATGCTGTTTGAAATACTTTTACATCTAAAGCCATATGCATGGTCATACTTTTCCTTAAGCTAAAACTTCTACATTGTGCTCGTAATGTTTTTTACGATCTTCAAGTCCTATTGTACCACCATTTATCTTTTTTGTCATTGCAAGAACATCCTTTTTATCAGCAATAGCATTAAGTTTGTTCTTTTGCCAAAACCAACAAGCAGATTCAATAGCACCATCCATTGTTCCGCAATATGTAATAGCATCGTCTAAAGATAAGCCTACAGAATTGGCAAATGCCTGGTAATTTAGTTTACCTGTAAGTTGAATGGCCCCACGGCCACGGTGTGCCCAGCCTTCGCCAGACTCCTCGGGACCATTCCCCATACGATTTGCATAAATTCTATTTGCAATCTTCTCAGGCTTACGCTCATACTGTTTTGCCAAATCCTCATTAGGGAAATACTTTTTAAATAATCCCAGTAAGCCTTTGGCACCATAATTTAAATTTTCTTGAAGGACTGTAAAGTCTGCAGACTCATGACCACATTGGGCCAAGAATGCTGCGACTCTTTCTACAGTTGTAATCTCATATTTAGGTAATACCTTGTCTAATGACTCAAATAGATCGTGAATATTTTTATTTCTTGATAAACACTTCTGTAATTTTTCTTCTGTGAAATCGAATTCAAAACTCATAGTTTCTCCTTATAGTTATTATCCCAGTTCGTACTGGGTTTCGTATTTTAGCCTTGCTAATATATATTCCTTCACTATAGCAGATCTAACTATATCGTCAACTCCAAATTCGAATGTTTTGAAGCTTGGCATCATATCAGCAATGACCATGAATTTTTTCAAGCCCGACATATCGGTTTTCTTATATAAGTCTGTTTGCCTAAAATCGCCGCAGAATATAATCTTGGATTTTAAACCAACTCTAGTCATAATAGAGTTTAATTCCATGTCAGTCATGTTCTGACACTCATCTACAATAATGATAGAGTTGCTTAGAGTAATACCGCGAACAAAAGATGTTATCATAAATTGAACTGCTTTTTGCTCATTTAATCTCTGGAATGCATCTGTTCGATCAAATAGATCTTTACAAATTTCTACGTATGGTTCGGTATATACTTCTGTCTTTTCTTTCTCATCTCCAGGTAAATGTCCTATGTCTCTGCTAGGTACTGCTGACCTAACTATTACTACTCTTTGATACTGATTCTGTTTGTTTAATACTTCCTCCAATGCGTGATATAATGCTATATAGGTTTTGCCTGTCCCGGCAACACCCTGTAATAACATAACTTTTGCTTTATCGTATGCGTCAAAGAATCCTTTCTGGTTATCTGTTAATGGCTTGATTGTTTTCATATCATCTAGACACAATTTCAGTTTATTATTAGCTAATGTTAACTGAGGGGTTTGACTAGATTGTGTTTGAACATTTGTTCTTGTTTTTGCCATGAAGCGTCCTCTTAGAATAGTAAGTGAGGAGGCAATCTCTATGTATTGACCTCCTGAGTTAAAGAAAGATAACTTATCATATATTAGCGTCTGCTCAATTTGCTCTTAAGGTCAGCCTGACGTCCGTTGTTAGCGCCGACCCTAGACAACACTTCTCGAAACCCATCATCAATGGTTCTAACGCCAAGGCGAACAGGATCGCCAAACGCAGGCATAGCAGTATGATGGGATTCGTATTTGGGGGACTTGCAAGAAGGACACTCTTGCGATTCTCGTTTTGAGATAGAACACATAACTGAAAATATTTCATCGCAGTTAGAACATTTGAAATCATAAAAAGGCATTAATTAACTCCTGATACATTATATATTATAACTTGCTGTTAGTAATACCAAATAGGTACTTCCCGTTTTTTCCAGTTTGCTAGATGCTGTTTAGCGCCTATATAGTAGTTTTGATAAGAATTTATTGAGGATGCTACTTTATAACATTCTGGCATAGCGGGTGTAGGTTCAGTAAATTCTCCCGCAGGAATATTCACTGGCCACTCAAACAAAGTTTCCATTAAACCGACTTCTTCTACCTTGTGGATTCTACCATATCGATAAGTGTATTCTTTACATACAGCATGTAGTAATTGCGACAACCAAATATAGTTTTTATGCGATTGTCTTACCCATATAGCAGACGGATGATTAGCATGGGTTGATTTGTATAGTTTATTATCCAGATATGATTCTAATTTCCAACGACGAATCTTTCTGCCATTTGCTGTTAGTTCTGTAACCTCGTGTCCGTCGAGAACTCTATGTGCTGTGGAAAGTAACTGTGCATATTCAAGAATCATTTTAACAACATGCTTATCGTTATGTTGTTTTGCACATTCTACAGTATCATTGTGTAGATAAAATATATTCATAATGTTTCTATTGATTTCAAAATTTCCTGTATGGTATTTTTAGCTTTACCAGAAAAAACGCTAGACGATTTTGCTTCGACTAGCGCTTTTATGACGGTTAACGGTTCATATTCTTCTAGGTTTTTTTCGGTTACCTTTTCTGTAAGGTTGCCGAAGATATTTAATGATATAACTGTCAAAAATATCTGCTCCTCCGTATAGAGAGGAATTTTGTAACCACGGTAATATGTTCGTCTTTCTGGAAACTTATAGATTTGTGCGGGCATAAGATAAACCTCATTCCCGACTATTTATAATTATTTAATAGTTTTACTAGATTCTGCTTTATCTTTATCTTCACGTAATTCGATAAATACGGGAAGGAACAAACTCTCGACCCCAGATTTATCTTTAATACGAGCATTATACTTAACAGTTATAATTTTACCGATAACTTTTTTGGTATACTCATCTCGTTGTTCATCAGAATAACCTGATCCGACATTTACTCGAATTACACCGTCACTTGATTCGCAAACCAATGCTCCTAGGCGACCGATATTCTTGCCTGTACCTTCTTCCCAGTCAACAACCTGCAGTTCGCATTCTAGTTCACCTTTGAATTTGATCTGAGTCTTAGAACGCTTGTCTTCCCAAATACCATCTTTGGATTTTAAGATTGTACCTTCTTGACCTTCGGCAAGGAACTTCTCAAATATTTTCTGAGCAGTAGCAATATCGTTTACTTGTTTATTCCATACAAGATCAATATAATGACCTACTTGTCCTTTTTGACCTCGCATGTCTGAAATAGCATTACTTAATTTAGCCATTCTTACACTATAAGGTTCTGTCTCAATACCTTGTGAGAATTTTTCGAATGTAATAGCATCCCAAAGAGTAGCCCTTACATGATCTGCTTCTTGCTCACTCATCGTACCTTTAATTGATTTGGATAAGATACCATTACCTGTTTGTCTATTGACTGGTTTGCCTGTTACATCAACAACTAGTAACTCACCATCGAATACCATATCCTCGCCATAGAATTTTGCCATCTGAATGAAGGGCACATCAAATGCTTTATTCGGGATAGTTAGTTCTTTACCGTTGCGAGATCTGTATTCGACTACTTCGCCTTTGACAATTGCGTTGAATCGCATTCCGTCGAGTTTAAGTTGGACGTACGCTGGGAATTTAATTTTGTCGACGAGTTTTTGGTCGTATCCAGAAGCCAACATAACCGGGTATGACGGGATAGTTCCTGGCCAAATTTTATTAATGGTTGCTTCGGAGACTCCGCAACGCATGTCTTTTGCAATAATACGCTCAATGATTTTTGCATCTTCTTTACTCAGCGATCCTAAAATAAATTGTAAGTGATTAATTGCTGCGTGACCTGTCATAACTCTATCGGATAAAACACTAAGACTAGTTAGTGCGTCATCTAAGGACTTACGATTAATGTCTACAGCAGTATCATAACTTGGGATTTTTCTGATATAAAATTGAACAAATGGATTCAAAGCTAATTTAAAAACTTGCTTTAGTAATTCATTGTTGGCATTCTTTTTAAGAATGGCTTCCTTAGCAAGACGAGAATTATCTGATGCTAACTGTTCAATAACGGTGTAAATTACGCTCATGCCTACTCCTTAATGTCTTATTATAACATCTTTTAGGGTAGAAGTCAAGCAACCATTTGAATAAAAGGGTCAAAGTGTGGGGTAATGGAAAACCGCAAGGAATACTTGGTTTCTTCCGCAAGTAAGTTCTTTTTGGCTTCCTCTACTTTGTCTAAATTAGCATATACCCCTACGATATATTTTCTCTTGACTCTTTTGATGGCATCCAGATATTTGGCCTCGAGAATATATTGATTATACATGATGATATAATTCCTTTTCCTGTTTCGGATCGAATTGCTCGAATCCTTGGCCTTCGTAAGCATCTTCTACAAAGTCTAAATTGCCAGTAAAATGAAATCCTGTGCCTCGTAAAAACATCTCAATGTTTTCTAGAATATATGGTAAATAGTCTTTTTCAAATTCAAGTGTTGTTTTTTCACCTGTTGAATGTTCTGCTATAAATGTAAATTTAGGCATGGTCTTTACTCATAGTTGTTGATGTTGTAATTGTTTGATACATAGTCTCAAACTCTTCGTGCTCTTCAAGTTCTAAACTGAAGTTTTGCTTGTGATAAACTTTTGCCATCCGACGAAATGTTTTTTTGGATAGCTGATACTTATCACAAATTTCTTTAATAGCTTCACGCATAAACTCTCGTTCACCTTCGGTGCGAGTCATAGATGCACTAATTTCTTTCATGCAATCTAAGA